TTCAAACCAATCGAATCTATCGTTCTCGTCATTTAGCTTTGGTTGAACATCATCTTGCTTTGGCACTTTGCACAAGTATGTGTGATACTGGAATCCCTTCTTCTTGAACACATGAAGTGGCTCAAGTTGTTCTGGTGTGATCTCATGTCCGATCTCTTCACCGACTTCACGCACGACTGTAGCTTTTAGATCCTTGTCGTTTGTATCTGATGAACCGCCTACAGGCGAATATGTGTTTGGTTGGTCGCAAATCTTTGATCGTAGAGCCACACCATATTTGCCTGTATCTAATGCATGAAATAGCGCGCCCGCTGCGAGTTTTTCATTATCTTCTTCGTGTAGATATTCCCTAAACGATTTCATGAGATTTTCCTTGACATGTCACTATTGGAACGATATATTTATAGTGTTGCAGTTCAATAAACAATTCTATAGAAAATAACATATGTTAAATATATGAAATTGCACATATGGAAAACAATTTATGAAAACTTTATGCTCTCGTCCGTGGAACAATCTTTCTATAAGTCCAACTGGACAATATCGAATTTGTTGCATATCTGCCCCTCATGATATTGAGCATCTTAATTTTATTACAGATGAAAACGAAAAACACGTTTTAATTTCAGAAAAAACACCAACTGAAGTATTTAACACAAAAACCTATATTGACATTAGAAACAATTTTCTTAATAATTTAGAGCCAAAACAATGTAAATATTGTTTTGATGTTGAAAAAAATAATTTAGTTTCTCCTAGAATGGAATACAATAAAAAATGGATAAACGAAGAAAATGCTTTTTTGTTTACTCAAGATGTTGTTGACATCAAAAATATTAAACATTTAGATTTAAGATTGGGAAATATTTGTAATTTGAAATGTAGAATGTGTAATCCTTTCACGAGTAGTCAATGGATAGATGACTGGAATGATGTGGCAATTACGTTTAAAAATTTAGGTAATTTGCGCTTGTTTGGAAATATTTTATCTGAAAATGAAAAAAAATATTTAAAAAACAATGACTGGATATCAAATAAAAAAACTTGGAAAAATTTGTATGATCTTCTAGATAATTTAGAAGAAATTTCGCTTACTGGCGGAGAACCTACACTGGCAGTAGGTTTATATCATCTATACGATATGATTTTTGCTAAAAACCTTGAAAAAAAAATAAATCTTAAAATTTATACTAATTTAACAAATGCTCCGGACAAAATGATAGATTATTGGAAAAAATTTAAAAAAGTAGAAATTACTTGTAGCATTGATGGATATGATGATGTCAATCGTTACATTAGATATCCAACAAATTGGAATGCTATTGAAAAAAATATAAAAAAATATGCTCAGTATGAAAACATAAATTTAAGAATAAGCACAACGGTGCAAATGTATAATATACTTGGACTTGAAAAATTATTAAACTGGATTATTGAAAAAAATATTTTTGATGACATCATTTTATACACTTTAAAAGAACCAATTTTATTACAAATTGCCGTTTTACCCGAAAAATTAAAAATGATTGCAGAATCTCGACTTAAACCTTTTGTAAATAACAAATATTTTATGAGAGAAAATAGATGTCAAGTTGATCAGTTAATTCAAGAAATGAATAGTTTAGATTTATCTCAATATTTAAATGCTTTTTTTGTTTACACGCAAATATTGGACAAAAAAAGAAATGAAGACATCACTAAATTAATACCAGAATTAGAGCTATATAGAAATGCATGGATTAATTATGTTAAAAATACCAAAAAAATTATTTAACTATTATATTATTTCCTATCACCAAGACATCAATTGGTCTAGTATTAAAAAGAGTTTTTGCATCCTCTATGCTTCCGGCAATAGGTTTTCCCGCTAAATTTAAACTCGTATTTAATAATACTGGACATTTAGTTTTACGATAAAATTGTTCTAATAAAGTTCTTAGAAATCCTGGAAATTGTTTCGAAACTGTTTGAACTCTACATGTATTATCAACATGAGTTATTGCGGGCAAATTGTTTTTTTGTGAAAATCCAACATATAACATGTAAGGATTGAAATAATTCATATCAAAATATTCTTTTGCATATTCTTCTAAAATTGATGCACCAAATGGTCTATATGATTCTCTTTTTTTCACAGCATTGATTATATCTTTTCCGTTATGGATTCTAGGATCAAGAAATATTGATCTATTACCTAATGCTCTAGGACCTATTTCTCCGTTTCCTTGATACCATGCAACAATTTTACCATTTGCTAAGTATTCTGAAACTTTTATTATTGTGTCTAAATTTGGGTTTTCTTTTGGAGATTCATCACTTTCTACAAAAGGAAAATTACTAAAGTGCATTTTTGGTAAATTATATTTTTGACGTAGATATTCCATCATTCCCAATGACAAACATTCATCAGAGGTACATGGTAATATTTTTAGATTTGGATATATATTCTTTAGTTGTGTATTCCATATGACATTTTGGGCAACTCCACCTGTAAAACCCACTCTTTCGTTTGGATCAATATATTTTTTAAATATTTCTAATAATATTTCTCCCGATCTTTCGAATATGGTTCTTCCATAATCTAATTTTTGTTGTTCTGATAAATTTTGTGGTATTTGGTAAAGTTCCATATATTCATCAAAGAATTTTTTGAAATAAGAAATTGATCCGTAAGATTCAACATTATTCATATCAAGATCAGAACGCATATCTCTCAAAAATTCAGAAAATCCTCCAGGCCACTTTGGTGAAAATGTTATAGGTGAACCTACTCTATGCATATCATATTTTTTTCTAAATTGTTCTAATAAATGAAAATCAATATTTCCATAACTTACATAACCCATAACTTTTCCGGCATCTTCTTGCTTTATTAGTCTATGAGCTAAAATCATCATTCCAACTCCAATGGATCCACCAGAATTATTGAAGTGACTTCTAGCATATAATTTTTTTTGTTTATATACACTCCACCACGAATCACCACCAAGTCCATCCATTACCACTACTGAGTCTAAAGGTTCATCATAATTTAATAATTCTAAACTTAGCATATGTCTTTCGTGATGATCTAATCGTTTTTTGGTACTTTCTATATTATCAACGTCAAAAAAAACTTCATCCATTTGATCGAAAGAAATGTTCCAAATTTTTTTTACGGCCAATTCCCAAAATTTTTTCAATATTGTATATGATTCTTGATCTCTTTGATTTAGAGGATACTGTTTTCCATCTTTTTTCGTTATTCTAGCATATTGCGGCCATCTTTTAAACTGTAAACTTCTTTCCATTTTATGATAATGTAATTTATTACCATCAAAATATACTGCACTAGAATCATGCGACTCTATAGTTATAGCTAATAATTTCATTTTCCATTTACCATGGTTAAGATATATCTATCTTCATATCCAACATTTCCGCCTATATGCATTTCATTTGAATTCCATGTTATAATAGTTCCTTGTTCGTGCCAGTATACAAATTTATCTTCTACTATTAGAAAGTGTCCAAATTTTGGTTCAGTTAGAGAAATCCATAATCTATAAATTTTTGTTTTTTCGTTATCATCAATTGTAATATGTTCTTCAACTGGACCATTATTTTGATTTGGATAATCTCTATGAGGTGGCCAAATTCGACCTGGAAAACTTTTACGCACTACTATTCTAAATTTTTCTTTATTATATTTGAAACAACTTTCAAATTCTTTATGAATCAGATTTGATATAATATCTAGTTCAAAATTTATGTAATATTTACTAATGTAAAGATAATTTAAATTAGATAATTCAACTTTGATTTCAGAAAAAGTATTTTTTTGCCAATTATTTTGTATTAGCTGTTCTCTTTCGTCTGCTCCAATATGCTGATCCCAAATTTTACCAATATTTGTTTGTTTCCAATTATAATTTGTTTCTTCTCTATTTGTAATTTTTTTGTTATAAACAGTAGTGTTTTTTTTGAATATATCAAAAGTATTTTTGCAAATTTCAATTATTTGATCACAAGTATTTTTAGATAATTTTTTTTCTATTATTAACATTTTATCCTGTTAGAAGCAAAATATATCTGTCTTCATATCCTAAATTTACTGAAAAATGCAAGTCTTTTTTATTTATTTTTTTACAAAATCCTTTCGGAACATGGTATAGACATTCTGATTCTATGACTAACAAATGACCAAATTTTTCATCTGTTAGTGAAATCCAAAGTCTGGTTGGTGTAATAGATTTTCCATCATATTTTGAATACTCGTCACAATGTGGTATCATAAAATTTCCAGGTAAAGTTTTGTTTATTTTTATTTGAACAAGTGAGATATCTAAATTATAAAAATTATAAAAAGATTTTGGTATAATATTTTTATGAGCTGTAACATCATATTGAAAATAAGATGTACAACTTGTCAATGATAAATTTTTAAATGCATTGAAAATTTTAGTTTCTCTATCTGTGTTTGTTCTATTTTTTGCAAAATGAACATCAAAATGTTTTTTTATTGTACCAGATTGATTATTACAAATAGAAACAAATTTATCACATGTCAATTCATTTAAATTCATTTATTCAATCTTTCTACAAGACTTTTTATTTTTTTTTCATATTCAAGTTTGGAGTTGAACATAATAATAGAGTCGTTATGACTTCTTTTAGATCTTAGTTCAGACCATTCTTTGCTCATCCAAGCTTTTTGTATCAAAGATACAATTTCATCTCTTTTTTCAAAATTTTTTCCAAAAATATAAAAATCAGTTGTTATACTAGACGTATCAAAACTATTATTGAATTGATCTAGTATTTTGTCTAGTGTTTTGTAATTTTGATCTTCAATTGTTGAGAAAAAACAATCACCTCCAGTTCTACTTGAAACCAAAGTTCCGGGCATAAAAGTAAAATCTACTTCATTAGATTTAGCCATATTGATTGCTAAATTTGTTGCATTGTTTCCAAGTTTTATTATTTTGGTAGAAACTCCAAAAGTTTTATCTAAATGTTTAAAAAAATCAGAAATTTGATTGTTGGTAAAAGTTGCTATTTTATGCTGTGTTTCTCTAACCAAAAAATCGTTCAATTTTTTTCCATTAGCAGAACTTGAACAAAAATAATAGGGTGTGGATAGTATCCAATAATAAGTATTTTCCACTGTAGGTTTGATATAACAATTTGCTATATCTTTATCTGCATTTCCTATATCACCTCCAGCAAATAATAGTATAGGATCACTTGTTTTATCCCATAACATTTTAGATAAAGCACAATTATCACCTATTGTTTTTATTTCATTTTTTAGATTACTATTTTCTAAAACTTTAGATATTTCTTTCGCGTAAAACATAGTATTACCAGTTAGTGAACCTGTATTGATAATTTGAATTGTTTTTGCGTTTGAAATACTAAACAAAGACATCAAAGTAAACATAATAGTAAAAATAAATTTCATAATGACAAATCTCCTAAAAATATAATAAAATAAAATAATTCAATGAATTTTCTACATTATTTTGTAATAAAAAAGCAAAGATAAAAGGAATACAATCTTTTTTTCTCAAAAAATAACCAACAAAAGAAAATCCAAATAATGTTATCAAATAATAAATTTCTTGTGAATTTTCACGACCCATAGTGGCTACTGTATATAAGCAAAAAATAATAAACAAAGAAGTTGAATATATTTTAGTTTTTGTGTATATATTTATAATCAGCGAAATTGTTTTGCATGAAAAAATTAAACACAGTATATTTGAAAACAGTAAAAACATAAAAAAATAAAAAATTATATCTTTTATGTTTTTGATATCGATAAAGTTATTATTTTTTTCTAAAATATCTAATAGAATATACTCAGTTGGTGTTAGTGCAACACCTAAAGCTAAAAGGGGAAACAATACAGAAATATATGCAGAATTATTTGCTATTTCAGAGGCTATTGCTTGATTATAATACTTTTTTGGATTTATTTTTGATTCAATAAAAAAAGCTAAAAAGCTACTAATAAAATTACCACAAAAAGGAATCAAACCAGAAATAAAACCAATTATAGAAGATCTCAAAATAGTAAATATATTTGATCCAATAAAATAGATGTCTATTGTTATTTTTTTATTGTAATAAAAAATTTCATTTTTTACACTCACAAATTCTAAAATTTTTGGAAATGCATACATACCCAATATTATAGATATAGTAGGAAAACCACCAAATAAATATATATTTCCAAAAGTAAAAAAATCTTCTTTAGTATTAATGTTATATCCAACTTTTGATGTTATCCATCCAAATACAAACAACAGTAGAGATTGATATATTTTATTGTCACTAAAAAATAAACAAAATATGGATCCAAAAAAAGCAACTACAAGAACAAAATAAGTTTTTAGGTAAAAAGTTAAATCTGGAATATTTTGCAATAAAATAATTGAAAAAAATATTGCCAACATAGCTGCTAAAAAACTACCAACTGATGTTCCAACTATTGTTTTTTCTAATTGATTGTTATCTATTATTTGTTTTCTTATTTTTAGTAATGGTATGCTAGTAGTTTCTCCAGGAGTACCAAAACACAAAGTCGGAATACTTCCAAAATACTGACTAGCACTAAGTAATGCTGAGTAAAATATTAGAACATTCAAAATATTTTGATCAGATAAAAATTGATATAATAATATTAAGGGTAAAGTAATCCCAACTCCAGGAGCTAGTCCTACAAATATACCAAAAATTGTTCCAAATAAACAGAATAATAAATTATCAAGCATTGAAATATTTTATGTAAAATTTTTTCGTTGTGATCTGATTTGTAAATTGTTGCATCATAATTTCGCAATCATCAAAATCATTTATAAAAAACTCATCATAAACAAACGATCTAAACATTTTATAATTTGTATAAGCATCTAAATTGTTATTATTCATGAAAAATGTATTAAGAGTAGGCCACTTTATTCCATCTCTTCCCATAAAATTTATCATTTTATTTAAATTTGGATATTTGTTTGGATTTTTAATATGGTCTAAAAATAGATCTTCTGGTTTTAAACCTTTGTATGGTATTTTAATTTTAAAATCATAAATTAAATCGGATATTTTATCCTGATAAGCTCGCGTATCAAGTATTTTTTTATTATTTTTATTATTTTTATATTCTAATTTTTCAAAAAAATATTTGGGTAATTTATTAATTAAAATATGACATTGTTTTAAAAACAAATTAATTGCTATGGTACTAGGATATATAAAAAAATATTCATGATGATTTGGAAGTTGATCTATTGTTAAATTAAAATAATTATCAAAAGTACTTGAAAAAAGTTGATCATTGAAAAAAAAATAAAATCCTATATCATCATAATTTATTGCCGGCTTTTCTCGACCCCAAAGATGAACCACTTTTTTATTTTTTTTAATACTTTTCCATTGAGAATTAAAAACATTTGTATTTTGTATTCGAAAAATTGGTCTGTTTAACAATAATTCCGATACATTTGTTTTTAATTCTTTTGCAAAATTATTTTTGTTTATTTTTGTCCAAAAATCTAAATGAGTTTCTTGAATTTTTGGAAAATAAGTTATTTTTGTGTGAGGAGAGTATGTTTCTACAAAATATTTTGCTAAAGGTAAAGCAGATTTTTCTATGTCATCACCTCTTCCTTCTGCATCTAAATATAAAAACATTTCATGATTTTTAGATGATATATTGTATTTTTCATTTGTATTATAAATATCAAAAATAACAATTTCATCTATAAAAATATTATTTAAAAGAAAACTTTCTAATATACAATGACTATCGGGGCCTCCGCTATAAAAAAGAGTTACGTAATCATAATTATTTCTAATTTCAACAGCTCTCTGCTTATAGAGATTTTGTAAATCGTCTTTTGGTTCTTCTGTGATATTTATTTCATCAAATTTTTTTTCTATATTTGGTAAATGAAACTGGCCTTGAGTAAATTTTTCTTTTTTAGAAATAAATAAATTTAATTTTGTTGAAAAAATAAAATCTTGAAAACTATAATAGTAATAATAAGGATTATTTTTCATATATTGTCTTTTGCGTTTTGCCTGTAATTGTCATAATAAAACGATCTTCATATCCCAAATTAGCTGCAGTATGTAGTTCATCATCACTCCAAGTAATAATTGTGCCTTGTTCCAACCAATACATGGCTTTGTTCTCTATAATCAAAATGTGACCAAACTTTGGCTTTGTCAAAGTAATCCATACACGGATTACTTTTTGATCAATGGGTACTTTATTAAAATTTGGAACATATTGTAGATTTCCATTTATATCGACTAAATCATATTTGTAGTTTATATAATAATCTTTGTGTGGTATATGTATCTTGCCCGGTTCAAATTTCTTTACGTCAATCTTACAGTCTTTTCTATTTAATCCAAAATAATCAAATAAATCTTGAGATGGTAAAGTATCTATAATCTCTGAAGTATAGTTTGAATAACCAGATTCCTTGTGATTTTTATATCCTTGCAGAATCTTATATTCGCGAACATCATCAAAAAGATTCATGTCTTTGACTTTAATAGATTCTTGAACGCCTCCTTTAGTACGACTTATGAACGGAGAAACTCCGTCTCTATCACCAGATGTACTTTCTTGTTTTGAAAGATATATATCTTTTTGTTTGTAGAATATACTATCATTTATTTTTTTGACATGGTCAAGAAGACTTTCACATATTTCTTTTGATAGTTTAATGTCATGTATTTTCATTTTTTTTACCATTTAAATTTTCTAACATATATTCTTTAGTAAACTCTTTAAAACCGTCGTTATCATAAAAAAAGTAATCGTTGATGTATTTTTTCGCATACTTAATTCCATCAATCCAGCAGGACCCTTGTAGTGTTTTACTTGAAAATAACATATGAAACCAAAAATCAGCTTCAGAATGCCAGTCTAATATAGATTTTTTTGCTTGAAACCACTCTTTTTTCCAAGTTGTATTATACAATAAAGTTCTAGCATTTTCTTCTAAATATAATTTAGTATTTGCATTTACGTAACTAGGTAAAAACTGTTTTATAGTAAACAAATCTTTATTTAACTCTGAAGATAGTATCCATTTTTTCATTACGTGTGCTTGTTTGCATATCAAATCGCAGCTATCAGGACTTGTATAAAAAAACTCTACTTGTGCATTTGAATACTCTTCTATGTCTGAGTAAAATAAATTAATATTAAATCTTCTATCTGCAAAAATTAAATATATTTTGTTATCAAATATTTTTAAAGAAGGCTTATCTAAACCAACTAAAATACCTATTTTTTTGTTTGTGTGTATAATCTTTTTATATTCATCAAAACAAGTAAATTTATATTTTGCAGAATCTACTGGATTCAACTCTTCTCTAGCTTTCAATATCCAATCTCCAGTTTGTTTTGAAGAAAATGTATTTATTGTAAAATTGGTGGTGTCAAAAAAGTTAATTTTTATTGATGGACAAATTGATTTTATTTCTTTTAATCTTGGTAATATTTGTAAACTAGTTTCAGTAAGTGGTTGAATTTTAGCATCTTTTGCATCCAAATTATATGAATCAAGAATTTTTATTCCTTTATTTACATGATGAATAACTAATTCATCTATATTCAATCCTTGATTCAAAAATGACATCAACATATTATGACTATCGCAGCCACCACTATAATAAACAATTAAATAGTCATATTTTTCTCTTAATTCTTTTGCTCTTTTATGATACAAATATTCTAGACTAAATTCTGGTTCTTTTGTCCAATCATAGCGATCAAAAACTTCATCATTGAAATGCCATTTAATAAGTTTATCGGGAGTTATTAAATTTTTATCTATTTTTGAATTATTTAATAACTCAGATGCAAAAAACAAAGCTTTTATTTTTGTGTAAAATACTTTATTACCTATAGTGTAATAACCATGAATTTTTTTATTCATATGAATATTGTCTATTAATAGTGTCTACATTCATATACCAACCAGCAGCAGTCAAGTTTACATTCTTCAATTGCTTGTTAGATGCTAACTTGAATACTGGCTGAACAAGATTGATAAACACAGCCTCGTTTATCATCTGTCTCTGATACTGCTCGTACAATGCATTTCTACGAGTCATATCAGATTCTTTAGCTGCAATGTCAGCAAGATTTACAAAATCCTTAGATGGTTGCCAATGCATTCTCTTTGCAATTCTCGTGACAAATGGTCTTGTCCAAAGATTAGCATCAAGTGCATCAATCGTATAAGATGCAATCGCTGATTGCAATCTTGCATTTCTATACTGTGTCGTCAATGTTGATGCATCCATCGGATGAAGAATAATCTCCACATTGATCTTTGCAAGATCCGACTTGATCTTCTGTGCCAACAAGGAAGAACGCACATTCAATGTTGGTGATGTCGAATAATGAAAAGTGAATTGAAATCCATTTGGACTATTTGATGCCTTTAGATATTCCTTAGCTTTATTCAAATCCAACTTATAACCAAACTTCTCAGTTTGTTCCTTTGTAGTTCCACCAATTCCAATAGGAATAATTGATGCTGGTCTAACACCAAAGCCACCTAATAGATGTGTGATGATTCCATCATAGTCAATTGCATGTGCAACTGCCAATCTTGCATTTCTATCCGCAAGAGACTTGTTGAATTCAGCATTCGTTGTTAGAACCATGTACACATAATCAAGACTTGGCTCAGAAACAATGTTCATATTACGTTTCTTTGCTACTTCAATTTGTTCGTTTGTTAGATTGAATGCAATATCAATTTCGTTTGTCTGTAGAGCCAAAAGTTGATTTGCACCATCAGGAATATGACGAATGATAACATGATCAAAAAATACTGACTTGTGCCAATGAGCATTCTTCTCCCAAATTACAACTTCATTTCTGGTCCACTTGGTCATTCTATATGGACCAGATCCAAACGAGTTGCTATCAAAATGCTTGGTCGCAGTATCTTTTGCATGTGTTTCTTCATCGCTTCTACCGCCAACAGCTTCTACTTGCTTTTTTGAGTAGATGCCAAGAGATACTGTAGTCAAAATAGGCAAGATATTTTCTTTTGGATTGATAACAAAAATATCAAATGTCTTATCATCAATAACAATGACTTCTTTTACATTATCTACAAATTCTTTTGGCTGATAGTTCATGTTTTTAAGTCTATCAAACGTGAACTTAACATCATGTGATGTCACCGGTTCACCATTCCAAAATCTAGCGTTGTCACGAAGATAAAATCTCCAAGATTTTCCAAAATCTAAAGTTTCCCACTTTTTTGCAAGTGCTGGCTTTAGAACTTCATAGTTATCTGGTGTTGCAGTAACTAGAGTTTCGTATACATTTCCAAGAGTAAAGGGAGTTGAGATATCAGCTTGACGAGATGGATCATAAGTAATGCCATCCGATATATCCATACCTATGATTAGGGTTTTATTTCTTTGTGCATGAGCATTAAATGTGCTCAATAGAAAACATAGAAAAATAGCAAAAATAATTTTCATTTTTTTCTCCATAATATAACCATAATATAATCGATTGTATATTTATTTATATCTTACTTGATCTTCTTATCTTGCATTGTATCCACTTGTTGTATGCATTCTCCATCAACACATTCAAGTCAAATTGATACTTTGCTTCATAGTATGTGCATTCACTCTTTGATTTGCACAATCTCAATATCTCTCTACGAAACTTGTGAATGCCTAGCTTTTGTACATCCGCATTCAATTCTTCTGATGATGAATAGTATTTCTTCCAATCAGATTCCACACGAATCTTCTTCTTTTTACCCTTGACTTGCTTTCTGCCAGCACGGGTAAAGAGTTTTTTGCCAATATAAAAACGCCCATCATGAAGATTTGTGATCTTGTACACAAATCCCACGTGGACTGCAATCATTTCTGATGTAAAAATTTGTTCGTTTAGAAGCCAGGGGTTTTCATAATCCATACATTATATATGTACAGATTTTATATCAGTTGTTTAGTTCATAATGATGTTGTGCGTCTAGATGTTTTTCAATATGCTCAAGTCCGCGAGAACCATGTTTTTCTTGAACTGCTGCTATACTTAATTCATGCGCCATGTCTCGATTACGTGCATTCTTTTTCATCGTGTCGTAATATGTTCTCAGTACAGATTTTTTAAACAAATCACTATTTTCATTTAGATTGATACCATTGATCTGTGCCAAACGGCGTCTGAATTGATTTAATGTGTCGTCCATGATTCTCTCTTTAGAATTAAAGCATATTGATCATCGTCTGGGCTTGAGGAGACCTGCTTTTTCTAGCTGATCGAATTGATGTGCGCTGTGAACGGGTCCAAGTTGAGATACATGCTTATGAAGATGATTTAATCCTCGCTGGCCGTGTTTTTCGGTAACGGCATCGATAGCCTTTAAATGTGCGTCAGATGATGTATGACCATTTTGAAGACTAGTTATCATTGAACTATGATATGTGTGTGCAACGTCGGCCAACCGTTTAGCAGTCGCTGCGCGACGCTCAGCTGGCGACATAGATGCTTCATCCAGCTTGATGCCATTGATCTGTGCCAAACGAATTCTATATTGAATTGATGAGTCGTCCATGGTTCTCTCCAAAATTATTTGTTTTCTTCAGAATTACGATTCAATTCTAGCTCCGAAAAATGACCATGCAGATGATCTAATCCGGATTTACCATGCTCATTCTCTACAGCATCCATGGCTTCTATATGTGCTGTACGGCTTGGTAAGCCGTTTCTAGTATTGTTTCTCATTTCATCATGGTATAACTGTATAGCAGATGCACGTTCCATGTTATGATATGAATCATCCTGTTTAGGTTGTTCCCAATCTTTTTCTTTTGCTTCATCCAGCTTGATGCCATTGATCTGTGCCAAACGAATTCTATATTGAATTGATGAGTCGTCCATGATTCTCTCTCTCTAGAATTGAGATATATTGACTATTTATTCTTCTTCCTCATTCCAGGAATCATCTTCTTCGGCATCATCAAAGTCATACATATGGCCGCAGAACGGGCAATAGCAATCCTTGCCCGTTACTGCATCCTCATCATATTCTATAGTGTATTCAGAGTCGCATGATACGCATTGTAGTGTTCTCTCCATCACACCACCTCACATGATCCTGCAGTACACGAAAGCTCCTGAGTTCCAGTTGTCGTATCACGCTTTTCATACTCTGATAGCTTGCTCCAGTCAACATTCTTTGGCATTTTTGCCAACATTGCTTCATATTCTTCCTTGGTGCAATCTTGATAAGGTGCCTGCTTGTACACATGGTCAGAGAACGGCAAGAATGAAACACCAGACATTTCATCAAAATGCTCATAGACCCATGCACCGACTTCCATCCACTCTTCTTCCTTCACGGAAATAGTGACAGAAGGCTTGTGTTCACAGAAATGACGCTGATACTCAAGCCACAATTCAAGTTGTTCAATCGCAGTCATGTCTTTACGAAATACTGCATTTTCTGGCGTCTTCATTGGGAATGCAAAGACATATGTGTGATCAGGCTTCATCACATCGTCTTCAACAGGAAATCCTGCATCAACCATCATCTTGGCCAATGGGTCTTTCTTGTCAGCACGAACCGTGCGAATGTAATATGGTGCATGACGAGCGTGAATACCCGATGCCGAGTCAACAAGCTGTGATACAGTTCCAGATGGCTTTACACAAGTGATGGCTGCTGAACGAGGAATGCCTAGCTTCTTTGCCCATTCAGTATTTGTAGTGACTGCATGAGTGCGAATAGCATTCAATGTCGAACGCAGTTCTTCACGACCCTTCTTGCCGTTCGTGATCTCGTTGTCCATGATACCAGTCAATGATACGCCAAGCAATCTTTCTTCATCGCAATTGTTCTTCCATGTATTGCGAAGATACTTGAAGTTCGTCAATGTTGATTGCCATGTACCAAGAATAGTTGCAAGTCTGATCTTGCGATGAAGATCGACTGCGCTATCATTTGCGCGAACAACCACTTCCGTCAGATTGCAGAATTCACGATTACGAAGAATGATTTCTGAGCAAGGATTTGTTCCAAATTCAAAATCTGGATTGCGACGACCATACTTCTTTGCTTGGCTCTGTGAAGCTGTGCGCGAGAAGATTCCTCGCTCACCCGACTTTGATTCATAAAGTGCAAACCACTCCTTCATGAATACAGACATGTCGGGCTTGCGCTTTGCGACGAATGAATTGTTTGCTAGTGCGCGCTGTGGATTGTTTTCCCACCACATACCCGACTTGGCAGTACGCATACCGTCATCAGAAAGATCCGACAATGAAATAAGGGCTGAACGACGAACACCACCAACAACAACGATTTCTGCGATCTTGCATACGATGTCGTGACATTCAAGAGAAGTCAGCTTGCGACCCGCAGCATTTTTGAAAATCCGAGAAACAAATTCAAATAGAGCAACAAGAGGCTCTGGTCCAGATGCACGTCCGCCGAAAGTTTTTAGAGGCGCGCCAGCAGGTCTTACTTTTGATACATCCCAACGTGGAATCTGACCACCATAAAGAAGATGAATGATTTCTTTTAATGCTTTTGCCCATCCCAACTTGCTATCGCCGACTACTACAGTAGTGTCTGTCTCAAAAAAATCTTCAGCGATGATAGGAAGTTGATCGGTATATTTCTGTTCAACAGAGAAACCAACACCAGTACCATTCATGAGAATATATAAGATTTCATCAAACGAACGTGGAGAATCAACAGCAACATATGAACAATTATATCCAGATACGTTCTCGCGTTTCAATGCTTCCCCAGCAGTCATCAAGCAACGCATCGATGGCATGATCTCAAGGCTGAGAACAGCGTCTTCCAGTTCACGACGTTCTTCTGGCTTGACCTTGTAATTGCAAACTTCCTTTAGGTGTTCTTCAAAGAAATCAAAGTAACGACCGACAGTTTCAAACCAAGTTTCTCTTCTATTCTTGTCTGGCAACCATCTTGAATATCGTGAAAGATGGATAAAAGATTGATACTGTGTTGGGAGTGAATTACTCATCTCATGCCTCTTTATTGATTATTGGTTGAAATAATTTTATCGATAGGAAATACCTGAGATATTACCTTTGCAGCCTCTATGGCTATTAGTCTATGTTCTTTTTGAGTTCCGTTCGCCGAACGTAGTTCTATATAGTGGACCCAAGAACGAAGGGATCCCTTCATGTACATGCGAGTTAGAACTAATCCTTCAGGAAGAACTGAGCGCGCAACTTCTTTGGCAATACCATTTGCTATTGCCCAGTTGTAGAACTTTGATGACATCTCGGAAAGTCTTTTTTGATACTCATTCCACATCTCATAAGTATCTTTTTGACTAATGTCAGTCAAATCCATTTCAGTTGAGTTCTGTCTATTTTTTGTATCTTGATATCTTGCCTCTCTAAATTCAAATCCAAGATCGGCAACTGCATATCTTTGACTAAATTCCTGAAATTCAAATGAACGATGGCGCAATATCTGTCGTGCGATATCGCGTGTGGTTTCAATTTCCAAAGTCATGTCAACCATTTGAAGCGGAGACCAATGCTTGTTCCGAATCAAGTAATTGACAAGTTTCTCTGACGTTTCATTGTTGAATTGATTTGCTGGATTAGACACGCGCGCACAGTATGCCACTAGATCAACAGGTGTAGAAATCCCTTGATCTTGCAATCGCTTCACTGGTTGTGTGTAGGACACTAATTCTATTTTCATGATTCACCCATCATTAGCGGATAGTATACTTATGATGATTATATCATGAAAATAGAAAATATCAACAAAAAATATTTTTATATTTTTTTCCACTGATTGAGCATGAACTTGGCTTTCACGCCACTATGTGTGTTTGCGTCGATCAATGTTACAATTTGTTGCGTCGTATAACCAGCAAGTATCAAATCATTGATGTCTTTCAATTGCACAGTCGATGGCCAGATGCACACTTTCAAGCCAGAGTCTATGTTTTGAGCAATCTGACGAACGATATCCTTGTTTCTTGGTTCATTGTCCGAGATGAATACCGCAGTCTCTTCATTGATATATTCACGAACTTGAATCAGATTTGCACCAGCAATTGCAATTGCATTTGGCAGAAACATTGAATCAATTGGACCTTCGACAACATATGTTGTCTTACCAACATCAAGTCGATCAAGACCATAGATCTTTGGTGATGTTTCATCTACCTTGATGGTTATATATCGAATCTTGTTGTTATCAGTCAATGCACGACCTTGCACAGCAACTAGACGCTTTTTGACATCATAGAATGGAATCACGATGCGAGAATCGCTTTTCAATTCTTTGCCATGATCGGGAGACAATTCATCGATGAATGAACGAAAGTCTTCGGCATAGTATAGCTGATTATATAACTCCTTGGGAATCCTACGATTCGCGATATATTGACGAGCATAATGTTCTTCCTGTAGAGATTCAATCGTTGGTAGATTGATCTTTGCACGAAAGATTGGTGACTTCATGACAAGCTTTGATTCTGTGTTTGTCGTTGCGTTATTGGCGGCACCAAACTTTTCCATCATGTATTCGCGATATAGCGTTTCGTCTATGATCTTGACAAATGCTGGAATGGACATTGACGCAGAGCAATTGTGGCACTTGTACATCAAGCTTCCCTTGAGTTCAAATGCATAACCACGCGCCTTCAACTTGTTCTTATGAGAATCGCCACATAGTGGACATCTCATGTTTGCAAGTCTATCGCCTTTCCACGCAAAGCGTTCCAGCTTGTGCGAGATCAAGTTTAGGTATTTTTTATCTAGCCACATCATTTCGTCATTATAGACGACCAGGGCTGTAAAGTCAAATTATTTGAAGAATTTTGAAAGAGTGGCAAAGTTTACGCTGGAGATCAGCCACATTACTGCAGCTGACCCACCAAGAATCATCCACTTCCAGCGTTGTATTTGTTCCACTACGTTTGATTGTTTCTTGTGTTCGTTTGTTATATGTTCTTTTAGGTTTTTGATTTCATTTGTTATTTTTTGTTCGGTGTGTTCAATTTTTACGAGCAATTCACGATTTACTGTTGTTATGCGAGAATGTAGTTCTTTTATGTCTGATTGTAGTTCTGTACGTCTTTGTTCTATTAGCTTATCCAATTCTTGATCTTTTCTTTCTTGGTATTCTAGTTTTTGTTCATGAAGTGAGAGGACCTTGGTCATGGACGCGGTCAGTTCTTCTAGTTTTTCTATTGTAGTATCGAGTTTCTTGAATACATCTGTAATTAAAGATATATCTTTCTTGATTAGTTCTACGTCCGTATTTACGTCTGTTTTTCTTCTGACCGCGCCCATGATTTATTATATCACTCCGGTGACGTTACTTTTTTAGGAAGTACTTTTGCAACCAGACCTTTTACCCAAGTTGGTTGTGGAAGAATGTTCCAGCCAACAAGAAGTCCAACGACTAGCCAAAATGCTTCCTTAGTCCAAATTAGCGCCCATAGAAGTGATACTAGATTAGTTACAAATTCCATTTGTTTTCTCCTTATCGTCTTCTTATCATATTGTCTGCGTCTTCCATATCAGTATCAGGAAGCACCGACTTTGAGGTAGACGCAGTAGATCTTGAATATGATGAAGGCGTCGGTGTAGTACTATTTAGTGGCATTGATCTATTCATACCCATACCCATACCACTACCCATACCCATACCACTACCCATACCACTGCCCATTCCCATACCCATTCCACCACTCATACCAGAGCCTGCCATCTTTTCTTGTCCGCGTGACCATGCGGCGACACCGCATATTGCACCCATTGCAAGATGATATAGTCCAGCACCCTGTAGAGTGATTGGATTCCATTGTGTTACGTTTTGACCTGTTGCTGCTTGTAGAACGGACCAAACAATAGGAAAAACAATGAAGTCAACTGTACATGTTCCCATGTATAACCAACCCATCATTGGTCGCCATCTTTTGCTCATCCAGTCTTCAGCTGGTTTTCCGTCAGGTGTTTTTACTTCTGTTTCTGCGTTGACTGCCATGGTAATACCTCAGAATATTTTCCAAAATGGTTTCTTTTCTTCTTCTTTCTTTTCTTCTACTTTTGGTTCTTCAGTCTTTTTACCATAATATGTCTTGTATGACACGATCACAGACTGTTGTTGTGTTATGAATCTTCTAAGTTCTGCGATGCTCAAACTTAGATTTTGATATCCTTGTGGTGTGATTGCAAATAGAACGATTGTTTGTCCACGACTTTCCAAATCTCGTGCAACACTATCGAAGTTTTCTCTTGTAATCACAATCCACTCAAAGTCATATTGTTGTACTGGTTGTACTTCTGGAACAATCAACTCAGGTCTATCAACCAGTATCGGTTTTTCAACAATCTTTGGGGCTACGCCACCACATCCCGCAAGCAATAACGTAGCACATAGTAACAGGCGATTCATTTCTTTTCCGCTTTCTTGCTCTTTATCAGTTCTTGACAAATGTTATTCGCATCATCTTCTGGCTTCAATGGTGCGCCAGAAGAAATTTCATTGCATCGTAATGCAAACTTTGTACCACGATTGATCTTGTCTTGCAATGCTTTTGGATTTTGTACTGCTGCTCTTGAAAAATCCTTTAGACGACCTTCCGAATCTCTAAACTTTTTTTCCAAGTCATGAACATCACGTTGAGCAGTTGCAAACTTTGTATTCAATTCAGAATTTATCTTTCTTATGTTTTCGATATCTTCTTTCATCTTGTTCATGACAAGTTCTTTTGCAGCAATTGCATCTTCAAGTTTCTGCTGCGCTTCTACAGCTGCTTGAAGTTGATGACGAAGACTTTGCACATAGAAGTAACCGCCACTACCTACAGAAGCGATTACTACTACGAGCATTGCCTTTGAAGCAAAGAACCCCAACATCATTCACCAAGGACGTGAAGTGCGTGTTGATAATGCTTGATGCGATCTTCAAGACCAATGAATCCACCATTGATCAACTTGGTCATTTTCTTGATATCGCCAGTGTCAGCTACTGCATTTAGATTGCGTGTGTTCCAGAACCAGCAAGCTGAATAGACTGCACCTTCTGGAGTTTCAAAGTATTCTGGATCATCTACTTCTAGATCAGCCATGCACTTGTGATAATTGTCATGACCTGTCAATTGAATTAGACCACGACCGCGATATCTCCATCCGTCGCCGGAATCTTCTGGTCCATTACCCATGCGATTTGCATATACGCGATTTGCGATTGCTTCTGGATTACGCTGATACTGCATTGCAAGTTGATCATTTGGAAAATATTTTGGAAATATCTTACGAAGACCTTGAGCAGAATAATTCAAGTTTTCTTTTACGAAGCGTAGGTTTCCACTTTCGTGACCAACTTGTGCAATGAATGCAGCAAGTCTTTGTGGTGTATTGATTTCAAATTTTTCACATGCTTCGGCCAATGGCTCGGCAAATGTCTCGCAAGCCTGCATTGTTGCTTCTGGTAGGCATTGCTTGAGAATTTCAGGTGTAATCATGTGCGATCCTTTCTATATTTTCCGCCGTATCGTAGATACATCATCGCACCAGTTCTTTCATCTTGAACGATGATTGGCTTCTTGCGATTCTTTCTGTCTCTACCATACTTTCTGATTGTTTCGCCTATTTCATCATTACCCACATATCTTTCATAGCTATGATATCGATTCTTTCCTTCTCGACAATTGTGATAATACTGTGTTGGAACAACGAATACTTCTTGTCCCGCAAACGTTGCTTCGTTGACTTTTTGTATCTTTTCTTCTTGCTTGGGTTCTTTTAATGCCTTGCGACGAAGCATTCTTGCAAGAATATTTTGTTGTGTTCCTGGTTGTACACCAGGTTCACCTTGTGGACCAACTCCAATGCCTGCAATGGCACCACCACCTGCGGCATTTGCTGGAGCGTCTTCTTCTAGTTTAGGATTGGAAATAAACTTTCGTGTTGTGCCATCTGATAGCACATGATGTGCATGAAATTCAACATCTGGATGATCTTTCTTCATGGCAAGAAAGTGTTGTAGATTTGTCGTGCTATCATCGTACATATGAACGTGTTTGTATTTGCCAGATTCTAGATGTTTCTTTATTATCTTTACTTTCTTTACTGCTGGCAGTTCATCACCTTCAATATTTCCTGCACGATGAACGTGTATGTCATCAATATCTACATTTTGCTTGCGAAATGTACTTAGGAATTTATTCTTGTCGTCAAAGTCTGCCCGCGCAGTATTCATGATGACGCGAGATTCAGATCCCGGATTCTTTTTTATGTTTGAATGAATAGCTTTTAGCTTATTCAACATTTTTGGAATTGGTTTTGATTCATCGCGAAATTTATCGGCCGATCTAAATTCAGAGAAGTCGTATGAATGACCAGGCTGAAGTTGATGATCATTGAACTGAGAGTTTGATAGTCTATCAACAACTTTGCCTTCATGATCTACCACTTTTACTTGTGCATTCGTGTGGAATAGAGTATCATCTATGTCAAAAACGTGTAGAGAATTTTCTTGTGTGTTCATTATTGGTTTCTCAATATCTCTGCTAGTTTTAGATCAACTTGTATGTCTGATGACCTTATGTTCTTACCTTTAACTTTCATTATCATATTTGGCATATGATTCAAGAATATCAAGAATGTTTTCAATATATAGTAATACTTCTGATCAATTTTATAGAATAGTATTCTTGTTGTTGCGTTTGCACCAAATACATTGTATAAAACTATCAAATGATTTATTACAAGTCTCTCTTTTATTTCTTTACTTTTATGATATTTTATGAACAATCTTTTTACATACTTGATTCTTTTCAAATCTTCGTAGAATTCACTCATGACACAATTTGGTTTGTCATAAGCTTTGATTGCATATATCATAAAAGTTTCATCATTCAAATCATCTATCATTACATGTTATTGCGTCTGTATATCTCTCCAAGTTGAAAATTCTTTTGGCAATATTTCTTCTGGAGATTGTTCACTTACTTTTTTTTTATATTTGTAGCAACAGTTCTCGCAATTTGTCTATCTTTTTCTTTTTCGGGTTCAGACAAATCATCATAAGGTCCTGTGAGTTTTGCTCTGCGCTCTTTCTGTGCATCTGTCTGTGCTGGATGTGTCATTGCGGTTTGAGACCATCCTCTTGCGTTTCCTTCATAATCACTTGGTGAACCATGAATCGCGCGAGATACGGCTTCTACATGCTCTGGATTATTCACATCAAATTTCTTGATTCCTCTAATTGCTTTAATTGCTGCTAATGTTGAACTTCTTGTTGCAGCTGTACCAAAATGAGTTTGCGGATCTTGTGTATGATCAGGAGGTCCCCACTCAGGATTTGCAGCGTGGCTTGCAGCAGTTACCTTGTATGCCAAACCCCTTGGATCAGATGATTTTCTTTCATCAATGGATTCAACTTCTTCCTTGATGTCTCTTACCATAAGATGAATCATACCGTCTCTAAAAAGGTGATGTTCCATTCTTCTTTTATGAAACAACTGCTTTTTGGTGTCTCCTGATTCCTCGGCTCTTAGATACTCACGTGTATGCCAATCAGCAGCATTTTTATGTGCTTCTAAACCCGACTGGTTAAGAGCGGGCATATGTGTACCCTCTTCCTTTTCCCACTTGGCGTTTTCATGAAGATGCTCTTCATTTGTTGTATTTGACGGATTTAGTTTATGAATTTGTGCTGCGGCTCGAGGAATTCCAGGAAGATCTGGGATTCCTGGATTATCATACTTTTTGGGAGGAGATCGTGTAAACTTAGTTCTACTACCTGGCTCGCGAAGATGTGTAACTGTGTAATATGTATCCTGGGCAGGATGCTCACCGGGCTCAAAACCAACGACCTCGTGTCTATTTGAATCTCTAGAATTTGTGACCTTTACAAAAGCTCCATTAGGAATCTTTTGTCTTGGATGCATCTCCTCATTTAAAGTTGGATCGTAGCTATTTGTTATCTGACCCATTGGATCACGACTATATCTTTGCACAGTACTTGGTCTTGGAATTTGAGTTGGATCTGGTGCTTGTAGATGTCCTTGCTGTTTAAGAAGTTCCATCCAAGGACCTCTTTCAGCTGCAACACCCAAATAATCTCTTTTTTCTGGCTGTCCATCTGGTACACTTAAAATAAATGGCGTTCTTGGTTTTTTTGTTTTTGGCGGACGAGTTGGCTTAGGTCTTGGCGCAGGCGCAGACGATGGTGCAGGCGATGGCGTAGAAGATGGCGCTGGCGCTGGTTCTGGACGTTGTGCAGGTGCTGGCGCTGGTGCAGGCTCAGGCGCTGGTTCTGGACGTTGTGCAGGTGCTGGCGCTGGTGCAGGCTCAGGCGCGGGTTCTGGTACTCGACGTGGTGCAGGTGCTGGCGCTGGTGCAGGCTCAGGCGCAGGTTCTGGTACTCGACGTGGTGCAGGTGCTGGCGCTGGTTCTGGACGTGGTGCAGGTGCAGGTGGTCTATGTGGTGTATGACCTGGAGCGGGTAGCCACGGCGACCAGGGCGAAGGCGCAGGTTCTGGAGCAGCTGGAATAGGTGCTGGTTCAGGTTCTTTTAAAGGTTTTAAAGGATCATTTGCTGGTTTTGGAAGTTCTTTTGGTGGCTTTGTTGGTACTTGTGGTGGTTTTGGAACAGGATCATTTGCAGGATGTGGAACTTCCTTTGGCGGTGATGTTGGAGGATTGGCTGGACGAACTGGTTCTGATGGTTTTAAAGGAACTACTTTTCCTGGATCATTTGCTGGTTTTGGTATTGTTGGTATTGTTGGTATTGTTGGTGAAGGTGCTGGATTTGGTTTTGGTTTTGCAATACCACGTAAAATAGCCGCGGCCGAAGGACCAAGTCTCGTAGCAACAGCCGGAAGAAATTCGTTTAGACTAATTTTTTTTTTAAATGAACTGTCTTCGTTTACTTTTTGCTCTACGCCAATCTTATCAACGTCTTCTTCATCTTCACCTTCAATGTCCAAGATATCATCTAGTTCATCTTGATCAACCAAAGCAGCAAAGCAATCATAATAACCGTCATCATTCATGACATAGGAGAAATACACGAAATGACCGGATTCGGATGGAACCTTTGTCCCATCTGTGTTGACGCCAAACATTTTTCCAAACTGTGTAGCGTCAAACACAACTTCACCCTCGTGTCTATCCAAGAATGTATATTGCGGAACAATGATATTTGCATATGCAAGTACGCGCGAAATACTGCCTAGAGCAATGTAAGGAGTCAAGAATTCATGGTTTGTGACTAGTGCCAAACGAGAATTAATGATCTCCTTTGTAACATTGTTGTCTATGCCCTTGGAATTAATTCCTGTTTGAACTATAGCTTTGCTATCTTCTTCTTCCAGGAATTGCTTGAACGAGGAGACTTTCATTTGTATATTCCTATTATGCTACGTTATTCAATGCTACCAATGTTTCAAACTGTACGCGACCAACACGACCGCCCATCGTTACTGTGAATGTTGCGGCAGAGATGTTACCACCCTGAGCTGTTGCAGTTGGCGCTGATGTATAATTTGAACCTGGAGAATTTAGTGTTACTGTAACGATGGTGTTTTGTCGTGCATTTGATGAAAATGTTTGAGATGAATTCAATGAATTAGCAATCGTGTAGCTTGCATTTGCATTGCTACCACTAATTCCGCCACCGTCAGTGAAGATGATATAAGCATTTGCATTATATCCCTGACCGCCACTAGAAATAGAAACGCTAGAAACATATCCTGTTCCTTGCTTTCTTAGATTCCAACCAACATGTGCAGCTTTACCAAAACCTGCTCCATTTGAAAGCTGTGTATTTGCGATTTCTACAGTATTGACACCTTCAATACCTAACTGTACACCGCTTTCAAATGCTGAAGTTTGTACGTTTTGATATGCGGTAAAACCGTTTGCAGATGAACCAAGACCACTAAGTACAGTCCATTTTGGTGCATTTGCTGAATTATCTGTTGCTCCCCATAGGGCCATTGTTGTTCTCCTTGTTTCTCTTTATTCTATTTATAATTAGACTTTTGTTGACTGGACACCGCCAGAACCTTGAAACGGCATCTCTGGCTCTACCTTCACCCCGTCAGCTCCCTTTGGAGTCTCTTCTTTCATTGCTTGTTTTGTTGCAGTAGCATACATGACTTCTCTCCAACGATCACCATAACGCTTCTTGAATCCTGCAACTCCACCATCTTTTTTCATGCCCATAACGATGTCTTCGCGCTTTTTCATTTCAGAGTCTGACATATGACGTTCGTCGATGGATTCAGCTTCTTCGGGTAGATTTTGCTTTGCTTTTTCCATTGCACGACGCATGGCAGCGCGAGCTAGTCCGCGTGCTGTTGTTGGTTCATCTGGTCGTTTTGTTCTTTTTGAATCGGGCTGAAAAGGAGGCTCTTCATCTTTTTCTTCTGGAATAGAAACGCCCTTTGCATATTTCGCATTAGGAATTACTTGCTCTTCATCTTGTTGAAACATTCTAACTTGCTTTACGGTTTCAACAGGTACTTCATCAAGTTCCTTTTTGTTTTTCTTGTCAACACCCGGCTCTAGAAGCATTTTCTTTTTGCCATTTGGTGGATTATATGAATCTTCATTTAGCTCTGAATGATGCTGCATCAATTCTTTATGAGATTGACCAATCTTAGCCTGCATTGCTTCTCTTTCATACGGCTTCTTGCTAGGATCTTGATATGCATTAACCAAAGCTTTAGCCACATGCTTCGGAACATTATGTGTTGAACCATCAGCATATGTTACTGGATGCTGTGCTTTCATTGACTGTGCAGCTTGTCTTAGCTGATTCATGATGTGCTTCTTTGGCGGAACTGTATCTTTTACTCTTGTGATTTCTCCTGTTTCCGGATCTTCTCTCTCGTCATAATGAGGACCTTCTTCATCATCTCCGCTATCCTTAGGCTTTCTGCCTCTTTTTGCTTCGTTTAGCTTTAGCAATTCGCGCAAATGAGAACGCATTGATTCAGAAACACTCTTTCTCATCTCATCAGGAACTGGTTTTGTTTCTTTTGTATCGGGATTATACAAATGAGTTGGTGTAACTTTCGTTTGACCAAATTGACTTGCTGGTGCCATAGGTAGCTGGATTTGTGGTCGTGGTGTAGGAGCTGCTGAAGTTGTGGAAGGAGTTGGCATCGTTGCTCGCGGAGCTACTGGAGGAGCTGGTGGAGCTGGTTTTGGTGCCGGAGGAGCTGCTGGTCTATTCATTCTTGGTGCTGTAGTAGTGTCGCCTCTAAATGGATCACGACCCTGGCGCAATTCCGCTCTATCTTGTGCGCTCAATTGTGGCTGTTCATTGCGAAGTTTTTTGAAATCATCAGAATCAATTCTTCCATTTTTATTCATGTCGATTTTGTGTTGATTACCAACAAGTTCTTCAGCACGATAATTTCTAGGAAGTGATTCTGGATCAAGACCCAATGCTCTCAGCTTTTCCGCGGCATTTGTTGCGGCTTGTCTCTTTTTTAATTCTTGATCTGCTGCAGCAAAATTATCAGGTTGAGGTGATTGTGTATTTTGATATGATGCTTTAGATCCTGCAGTATTCACAGCACCCTGACGAGTTCTCATAGGAGTGACCAACTTAGAAGTTGGTTTTGGATTTGCTTTCATAGTCAATTCGGAAAGTTCTTCCTCAGAAAGTTCCAAATGATTGATCGTTGGTGTTTCATTAGATGCTTCATTGACAATTGGATTAGCAAGCGTCTTTGCTGCTGCCTCAATCAAACTATCAGATAGATTATTGAACTTTTTCGTGAACATCCTTATTAGTCCTTCTTATTATATTTTAGATAATCGTAAACGGTTTGAATATAGTCTTCAGCAAGAGTAATCTTTGACTCGACCCACGCTTCCAATTGTGTATCATCTTTGATCTGACCAGCTAATTCTTTTGCCTTATCAGACAAAGACATCAATTGTGTGCGAGCCATCTGACCACGATATTCATCATAATCGTCATCATTGTTGCCAGAAGCTTCTATCATGAATTGTGTGAATTTTTTCATTTTACCATGCCCTGCACGACCAGTAGCGTGCCTTCCATCTAGGTCCAGGATTCGTATCGCAATGATGTCTTGCTCTAAATGATTTTCTACGAGCTGGAATGTTTTTCTTGATTGTCATGTTCTTGTCGCCAAAGTTTACCTTGACTACACGACCACTTGGTCCCTTGACATAAACTTTCGACTTCTTGACATCACCTTTCATTGGTTTGCCAAGAGGAACTTTCTTGCCTTGATATTCTGCTTCTTCTATCGGATGTGTTTCTTCATCCCACTGCAGAGTTTCGATTAGCTCGTCTTCTTCGCAATGAAATGTAACTTCATCCTCATTTACCTTTTCCATCTTTGGCTTTTTCTTGCTTTCACCAAATGCTTGCTTTGCATAACCTGTCTCTGGTGGACTCAACACAGGCGATGAACCAGAACCCATGGAAAATGCTTGTGGTGCATAATCAGCTTCATCAAGCTTTTGTCTAAAACTAATGAACGATGACTTTGCAGTTGTCATGCGATATGCTGCTTCAAGCAATTTTTCACCTGCATCATCACCGTATCTTTGAATAAAATTTCTTTGCGTTGCCTCTTTCAATGCCCATGCACGAATTGATGGTACATTTGGAAGCATGTTTTCTTGAATACCAATACTATATGCACCACCCAATCCACCTACGGCTCTTGGCGATCCGGAGAGTCTGGAGTTATAATCCGCACCCGCGTAGTCTTCTTCTTGGCTCTTTTTAGTCTTCTTTTCTTTTTGATTGGTTTCTTCGCCTTCTCTAGAATGATAGGCTGAGTCAGGTAATTTTTTATTTTGTCCCACATATCCCGGTTCACCTGGTGTCATCTGTTCTGCTGCTTTTCTTGCAGCATTTGTTCCAAATAAATGTGATTCCATATTTGTATCAAGTGCGTGTACATTTTCTTCCAAGAATTCTTCAAACATCTTGTCAATGTCTTTACCCTCATTATGTACTGCAACCTTGTCATAGCTTCCATAATACGGAACATTCATTCCCGTACCAACATAGTCGGTCGATATGTTTTCTTTTCTTAGATCGGCATCGGCGCCATAATATGTGCCTTTACCTTTTGTAATGTATGAATTGACGCGAGCCATAGCCCATTGCTGAGGAGTTGTTCCTGGTCTATGACCACTTCTCCATGCGGCCATTCCACGATTATAAACTTTTCTCAAAGTCGATAACGAAATACCCGACTTCTTGGCTTTTGCTGCTAAACCTTTTGATGCTTCTTCGTTCATATCATCCCTCATTTGTGAATTATTTATTCTTTCATCATATAGTGCGTGATATTTCTTGGTATGCTTGGACTGAGGCATATCTTTTTCTCTAGCTTCCTTGTCACCGGGTGCATCAGTATAGGCTGAAGGATCTTTCCAACTTTTTTGAGCCTTTTGTCTAAAGTCAGAGTAGCGTCTTTTTTTAGTGTCGGAAGATAGACCGCGATAGTACTTGCTTGGCGTCGAATGCTTCTTTCCGCGAATGTCTTTATCCTGAGGAGAAGGATCGGAATGACCTGCTTCTTCCTGCTTGTCCTTTGGAGCATCTGCTACACCACCAAAGAAATAATCTGGTGCACCCGTAGCAATGTGACCAATAGATTCAACGATATCGAAGTAACCATATTCAACTGATTTCATCATGCCTGTTTGCAATACATTGAATACGACAGCATTTTCTCGCAATGAAACAACTTTACCAACTTCACCAAAATCATCTTGAATCATTGTGCCGACCTTGACAACAGATTCAACATACTTCTTTAGCTTTGCATAGTACTTCGGATTCTCTCCCAAGTGATCCAATGCAATTTCTCTTGCAGTATCCTCATTTTTGGTGTGTTCTTTTTCAACACCAATTCCAACTTTTAGTTGTTTTTGAATTTCACTTACATCGACCTTATGTTTCTTTGCAATTTCTTCAGGACTCATCGTTGGTTTGTTCAAAACACTACTCTCTTCTGGTACACAATTTGGTACCATTCTACTATTTTTCTTTTTCATGCCGACTTGTTTGTATCCGTCCCAACAAGCCTCATTTACTTGTTCTTCTTTTATTCCTATTCCTTTTCTTACATCATTGAATAATTCTTTTGCATGTTTATCTGATACATGAGATGGAACGCCTTGACGAAACCCATCAAAATTATTATTCTTTGCATGTTCACGCATCTTTGATGCCGACATACCCTCTACACCTTCAGCGTCAGGATCTCTACTACCTGCGGAAACTACTGATATCTTCTTGAAATTAAATAGTGCGCCCTCATGAGAACCATTGTATTTGTTCAATATTTTTTGATATTCTCCCACACGATCATCACCAGCAACCATAACTAGATGATCATGACCAGCCTGATGCAATCTTTTTGCATGTTCTAGAAAATTTGGTTGTTCTGAACTTGATCCTGTAATATTTGCGCCAGGAAAATATCTTTTTGCGTGTTTAATCTTTTGCGCTTGTGTTAGCGGATTCTTTTCAGAATCATGCGAATGTGAGAGTATGATTTCGTGATGAGCATCATGCTGTTGTGCCAGTTCTCTTACTTTATCGACCAGTTTAGCGTGACCTGTAGTTGGAGGATTCATGCGCCCGAAAGCCATGACAACAGTATTTGAACTCTTAGTTTTAGCTTCCAATATAAAAGATCTATAGTTCTTCATTACCCACCAAATGTGTAGTTACATCAATATTTATCCTAAATAATAATTGCAAGAAAGGACTCGTCATCATGAGAAAAGCACCTTTCTTTGTCATGTTTTTGTTGATTTCTGGTAATGCTTTAGCCGATAATCTTCAATTCAACTTCAAAAGTCCTTCATTTAGTGGTGTAGGATATTCTTCGCACGTTCTAACTATAGAAACAATGGAATTTCAACGTCGCGAAAAGATAAAAGCTGAAGAAGAAGCAAGAAGACAAGCCGAGCAACGAAAGATAGACAATTCAAATCTATCGAAGTTTATACTCAACGTAGAAGGTAGAATCTATGCTCAATTGAGCAAACAACTTGTTGATACAATGTTTGGTGAAAATGCCAGCAATTCTGGTTCCGTCGTTATCGAAGGAAATACCATATCCTTTGTCAAGACAGCGGATGCAGTAACACTTTCAATAGTTCAATCAAATGGAAATACTACGACGGTAGAAGTTCCAATTGGCGAGTTCAAGTTCTGATGAAAAAATACATTCTCGCGTTACTAATGCTTGCTGGATGCACGACTCCATTGCAAGTAACTGAACCAGAATCAATGCCATCTCAAGCACAAAACATGTTTGATATGATTGAAGAAATAGATGGTCAACCGCTAATAGTTGCTGTATATTCATTTCTAGACAGAACAGGTCAAAGAAAGCCAAGCGAAACTGTAGCTCATCTAAGTACGGCAGTAACACAAGGTGCTGAATCTTGGTTGATCAAGGGATTTCAAGATGTTGGTAAAGGAAAATGGTTTCGCGTCGTTGAGCGTGTTGGTCTCGACAATCTAATCAAGGAACGCCAACTTATTCGTACGGCTCGTGAAGCATTTGAAGGTGAACGCGCAAAAGATCTTCGTCCGCTTTTATTTGCAGGATTGATTGCTGAAGGCGGCATTATTAGCTATGATACAAACATAACATCTGGTGGAATTGGTGCAAGATATCTTGGCGTTGGTGTTTCTACACAATATAGACAGGACATCATTACAGTATTTCTAAGATTGATATCGGTACAAACTGGTGAAGTTTTAACATCGGTAGCCATACAGAAGACAATTCTTAGCGTAAAGACATCAGTCGATGCGCTAAAGTTTGTAGACATGGGAACAAGAGCATTTGAAATAGAAACTGGTCTTGCAGTAAATGAACCAACAAACTACGCAGTCAAGGCCGCGATAGAACAAAGCATAATAGAGACTATAAGAGAAGGCGAAAGAAAAGGTCTTTGGAAAAGAAAGGAAGGAAATAAATGAAGAAACTATGGGCAGCATTGTTCATGGTTTTGTTATCAAACATCGCTAGTGCAACAGATAGCAAGATCTATATCGATCAACTTGGTGATGCATTGACGCTTTCAATCACGCAACAAAATGGCGCATTGAATCAGGTTAATTCATCAACGACGCCAGCAATAATCAATGGCGACAACAACGATATAACGATCATGCAAGACGGTGCAGTAAACACACTCAATTTTGAATTGAATGGTAATAACAATACTGTAGACTTGAAACAAGAGGGTAGTACAAATACCATGGAGTTCAAGTGCAACGCAGGAAATACAGATGCGTGTGCTTCCGTCAATGCCAAGTTCTACAATATTGGCGACAATAATACTACAGACATAACAATAAAGAAAAGCAATGTGATAATAGATGCAACCGTAACAGGAGATAGCAATCAAACTACATTGCTAATGAATTCAACTGGCGGTTCTCTCACAATGAACATCACGGGCGACACAAATACTACAAGCTTCACGCAAACAGGAACGCCGCTAATTCCACATATTGCTACAATTACGCATACCGGAAATGGTGGAAACTTTACATATTCTCAATCAGGTAGCATCAATAAGGTCATGAACGTAACGACAAATGGCAATAATCTTACTGCTACTATTACTCAGTCTGACTGAAGCAAAAGCCAATCCGATTGGTGAATTTATTCAACTGACGGGTCCAGCACAAGTAGATAAAAAAGCTGGCTCGTCAGTTGATGTTTCTTTGGGTAGCAAAGTAGAATCCCTCGACACAATTCGCACGGCTCGGTCAAGAGCAAATATCAAGTTCAAAGATGATACACAAGTAGCAATCACGGAAAATAGCAAGTTGGTCATCGATGAATATGTCTTTGATCCAAATCGTGGTGCTGGCAAGATGTCAATGAAAATTGCTCTTGGTACGGTGCGATATGCATCTGGAGCGATTGCCAAAAACAACAATGAAAACATAAACATTCAAACACCTGTAGCCACGATAGGAGTTCGTGGAACATCATTTAGCATGACAGTAGACGAGATAGGTCAAAGTCTTGTCATTCTTCTACCAAATCGTGATGGAAGCGTGGGAGAGATCAAGGTGGAGTCTGATGCGGGTCAAGTCATACTAAACAAGGCATTTCAATCTACCTATGTTGCATCAAGTGAAGGAAAGCCTGCTCAACCAACAATATTGAATCTTACTGAAAGTCAAATAAACAATCTATTGATAGTTTCCAAACCAGAAAAAAACAAGGACGAAGAACACAGTAAGAATGATCCGTTGCGAATTGATCTTCTTGAATTCCGAGAACTGGATACAACTGATCTCGACAAGGATAATTTGAAATTCAATGATTTGGATGTCAATCTTTTGGACATAGATCTACTACAAAATGTCCTCAATGAATATGATGCATCATCGGTGGGTAAGGTTGCGGGACTCAATCAATCTACGCAAATATATACTATATTCACGCAAACAAAAGTCAAGCTTATTCGTAATGTCGAAAATGAAGTTCAAATGAACATAGAAAAAGAAAAGCACTACTCAATTAGTATCACTCAAGGCGATACGACAGTTTCATTTGGCATAAATGACATAGAATCCCCATATGTGAATAAAATAAGGATAATACAAAAATGAAGTTCTTTACATCTTGGAAGATTGTTCTTCTTGTCTTAATTGGTTTGATTGCATTAAGAATCCAAGATGGATGGCTTGTCGAGATAGCAAGATTAAAGACGTTTGATTATTATCAGGTGCAAAAGGGACAAACACCAAGCGATCAAATTGCAATTGTCGAAATTACGGATGATGATATAGAGAATTTTGGTCAATGGCCATGGCCCAGGGATAAAATTGCATTCATAATCGATTCGATCAAGGCATTCAAACCTGCATTGATTGTCATGCCAATTATATTCTCGGAGCCAGATAGATTTGGTAAAGATGAAGATCTCGCAAATGCACTAGAAGGTGTTGTCATATCACAGGCACCATCGAACAAGGCTTCAAATGATGAAGGTTCTTCGCGAGGAATTGCAGTAGTTGGTGAGAGTCCTCTAAAATGGCTACAGAAATTCAATGGAATTGTTCGACCACTAAAGATGTTTGAAGAAAAGGCCGTTGGCGTTGGCGTACTTGCCGCGTCTGGAGAATTGGATGGTGTCGTAAGAAGAATACCTATGGTTGTTCGAATTGACAAGAAGAATCCAAAGAAAGGATTCTATGAAGAATTGTATCCAACACTTTCGTTGGAAGTCATTCGTTCATTGACGGGCGACACTAGCTATCAAATGAAGGTTGGAATAAACGGTGTCGAATCAGTTCGCATTCCTCAATTTGAAATCATAAACACGGATTCAAATGCACGAGTCTGGATCAAATACGACAAGGAATTTGATCGTAGACTAATCTATCATATGGATGATATTGAAAACAAGGTCGTGATCCTAACGATCTCGGCTCAAGGACTTGCTACAAACGTACCGACACCATACGGCACAAAAAACATTGCCGATGTTCAAGCAGCAATGATATCGACACTAATCAATGGGGACAGTCTAACAAGATTCGATTATGCCGATGCAATAGAATTGATCACTCTATCTTTGATTGGACTATTGTTCATGGCACTTGTTCCAAGATTGAAGATCTGGCAAACAATTCCTTTCTTTGCCGTAATTTCCGCAGGAATCGTTGGATTTTGCTTCTATATGTACGAAATGAATATTCTATTTGATTACTCATTTCCTTTATTTACAATTACTCTAGTATTCGCATGGCTAGTCTTCAATAACTTTGCAAGAGAGTTTAGACTAAAGCAACAAATCAAGAAGCAGTTTCAGTCCTATCTTTCAAAGGCACTTGTAGAAAAGCTACAGAAGAATCCAGAGCTATTGAAGCTTGGTGGTGACAGTAGAGAATTGTCAATCATGTTTACTGACGTTCGTGGATTCACATCGATTAGTGAACACTATGGCGACAATGTTCAGGGACTAACTCAGATCATGAATCGCTACATGACAGCGATGACAGCAAAGATTCTTGAGAATGAAGGAACGCTTGATAAGTATATTGGTGATGCACAAATGGCATTTTGGAATGCTCCGCTTGATGATAAGCAGCACGCCAAGAATGCAGTCAAAACAGCTCTAAGCATGTTAGGAGATCTAGATGAATTCAACAGAAGCATTGCAGCTGAAGGCGTTCCTCCTTTCGGCATGGGTCTTGGTATCAATACTGGTATGGTTGTTGTTGGGAATATGGGAAGCGATCAGCGTTTCGATTATACTTGCCTCGGTGATGCTGTCAACCTTGCTAGTCGTCTTGAAGGACAAAGCAAACCATACGGAGTCAAACTAGTCATTGGTTCAAAGACAGCAGAGTATGTCGCGGATGAATACTTTGTCATCGAACTTGACACAATTGCAGTCAAGGGCAAGAAACAAGGCGTCAACATCTATACCGTGATTGGTACAAATAGAGAAATGGAATTCTTGAACTATGCACCATTTCGTGAGATGCACAACATGATGTTGGACGATTATCGCTCAAAGAACTTTACGCGAGCAATGTTATCTTGTGAAAAACTCATGACTGCATTCAACGGTGGAATGAAGAATTACTATTTAATGATGATTGAACGTTGCGAAGATTACATCAAGAATCCACCACCCGCTGATTGGGACGGTGTGTATCGTGCTACTTCAAAGTAAATGTAATTAGGCAGAGACCAATCCCGGATACTAATCCGATCATGAATCCTGCCCATAACACCACTATAAGATCTGATGTCTTATAGTTCATTTTCGTTTTTCTGTTTGAACATAATGAAATGTTTTGAAATGCTGATTATACAACTCTTTTTGTGAAAGATCTCGATTATCAAAAAGTCGTCATCTTTAGTCATAAAATATAAATTTCCTACAATTCGTTCATCGCTATCTCTGACAATTGTAGATTTTGCTGTGGGCTTGAATCCGCTAGTTTCCACGCTTTTCAAGACATCTGCAGTATCACCACATAGAACTGGTTTTGATAACCAAACAAACTGATCATCTTCAGCAAATGCTCTGGGGCTAAACAAAAGCCCCAGAGCTAGCAAACATCCTATAATTTTAATCATTAGAACATTATCCTTATCTGTGCTCCGATAATGTTATTTACCACGCTTTCTTTCTCTTGTATTGCATACTTTAGCATGATAGAAGAGTTTTGATCAATGGCATAAGAAAATCCAGCAAAAGCTGTCTTTGTCTTATTTGTCTCAATCAAACCTTCAATTACACCAGTCAAGTCTTCAACGACATCCTGTTCAAATCTAATACCGCCATGACCAGTGACTTCAAAGTCACTTCTACCCGAATGTCTTACCGCAGTAAGAGTTGGACCAGTTTCAAATACACTTTTTCTATAATCGTATTCCAATTTTAGACCAGCAAATGGTCTAAATCCATACATATCTGGTGTGTATAGTCTATTTACAAACCAAGTATCATGACCTTTTGTAGATGCTGTGTTCAATAGATTTAAACCACGCATGAAGTGTGATGTTTCAAATTCGTTGTAGGCCATACCAAAGTTAGTCTTTAGAATCCAATCATCTTCAACTTTCAATGCAAAGAAGTCCAAAGAATACTTTCTTAGTTCTCCAGAAGACGCATCACCGCTTAGATCTGTAACCGCACCATTTAATTGAATGCCAAATAATAATGAATCATTATGTTTTTGTTCATACCCAATACCAAAAACATTTGTCGTGTAGCTATA